TTGAATAAAGGTAGTTGGGTATGAACAAAAACAATTCTTTGAAAATGGGATTGAATATCGTCCATTCTCACCAGACCTTGTTGGTATACAATTGGCAACTGCTGGTGACACTCCATTATTTACTATGGGTAATTTTGCGATTACCACAAATATGGAACCAAAAAGTGATAAAACATTTATCACTAATAAATTCTCTAATTTTGTTTCTTTAACTGATTTAGATTTAACTGTAGCTCAAACACAAACATTATTAGATAATAATGCGGTTGTAATTCTTAATTTAGATAAAACAAACTTAAAATACTATGCTTTATTTGGTTCTCTAAGTGAATTCGTTAGAGTTTCATTAGAAAATATTATAACAAATTGGCCAGCATCATTATATCTAACACCTATAACACAGAATTCAGCTGGTAACACTATTACTGGTTATACCTTCCAAGATTATACGTATGATTCTTTAAATGAAATATCTAGTTTTAAAGTAAATGTTAATTTTATAGATAATAAGTTTCAACTTAATTATTTACAAAATGGTACTATCGTTGATACATTCAATTCAACTAATGATTTACGAAATATAACGGTAAATTATTCTTCATATTCTATTTTATATAATGGAACAGAATATCCAGTATTAAATTTTACTGGTTCAACTTACAATACTAATGATTATATTTATCTTAATGTAAAAGGTAATGTTTTTTCTGGTTTATCAACAGCATCCACGGTTTATTATCATATAAAACCTAATAAATCAAAGGAAGAAGAATTTTTTAATGGTTTACCAGATTTCGAGTATTATTTGTTAAGTAGGCAAGTTACACCATTATATACTGCTACATTCAAATATCCTATTAAATCAGATGAGGGGGTTATTTTATACATCACCAACTCAATAACTTGGCCAGTATCTGACGGTTATAATATAGACTTTAACACGACAGATTATATTAATTATGCAACTAAATTATTAGATATTTCTACTGATTCTGATTTATATCAAAGTAATTTAATGAATAGGTTTTTAGTAACTGAAAGCATATCAAATTTTGACACAACACCAGTACATTTGAGTCCATTAGATGAAGATACATCGGGACAAAAAATGAATAAAACTTTGCAAATATACGGTAGAGCATTCGATGAAATTAATAATTTTATAAGTGGTATTGCTTTCGCAAATGTAGTAACATATAATAAACAAGATAACACCCCAGACATTTATTTAAAAAACCTAGCTAGAGTATTGGGGTGGGAGTTAATATCATCAGTAATAGAGCATGATTTACTAGCTAATTATGTAACGACATCCCCATCAACATATTCTGGTCAAAGTGTTGGTTTAACAGCTGTTGAAGCTGATACTGAATTATGGAGGCGATTAATTTTAAACACACCTTGGTTATGGAAATCAAAAGGGGCTAGAAAGTCAATAGAATTTTTACTTAGATTTATTGGTGCCCCACAAGGGTTAGTTAAATTTAATGAATATGTATATGTGGCCGAAGCCCCAATAAATGTTGATGTATTTCAAGAAGCTTTAATTTTAAATGGGTTAAATAGTGATTTATCTATTTATCCTATAGATTCAGAAGGTTATCCTAGACCTTTACCAGATACATCTGATATGTATTTCCAAAACTATGGTCTTTGGTATAGAGAAACTGGTGGGTCTGGTTCTACAATAGATATTCTTACTGGTAATAATCCACATTTAGGTCCATATGATGGTGGTTATAAATACATCAATCAATTTAGAAGTCTTATACCTAATTTTTCGGCTGTAACTATAAGTTCAGAAACAACTACAGTTGGAACAACTAATTTATTTACTAATTATACATTAGGTGGTTTAACTGATTATTCTGGACCAGTATATGTTGATACTATGTATAATGATGGTACATCATTATCTGATTGTATTATCATAACTTCAACAGTAATGATAGACCCAAAACCTAAAGTTATTATAACTGATTGTGGGTGTACTTGTAATGGTACTGATGATAATTTAAGTATTTGTATTGATGTTAATGAAAATATAAGCGAAAGAATTAATGCTGGTATTCAACCAAAAGAATCATGCACCCCTAATACTGTTTTGGTTAACCCACCAATAGATGATATAAATAATGGTATTTTTAACTTCCAATATGAACAATATAACGAAGATTGTAGTGTTTATATTAACCCAAATTCATCAATATATACTAATACAGAATCATGTGGAAACGCTGGTGGTGTAAAAGCATTATACGTAACATCTGATAATGAAGGTTATGTTTGTTGCGATTCAACTGGTAATTGTGGGTGTTTTGTTGCTTGTAAATGGTTATTAACAACAAATGGTAGTATTTCCTTAACATCATTTTTTGGTGGTGGTCAAGTAAATAATTTAGAAGATGAAAATTTTAATGATATAGTAGAATATTTAGAATTCAATAAGATTGATGGTTCTTTAGGTATTGTAACACCAGATGGTTGTAATTGTATTGTAAACGGACCAACTATAATTGGTAAAAAAGCTGAGTGTATTATCTATCCAATTATTGTGTCTGGACAACTTGCTGGTAATGGTGATATATATATCTATGACCAAGTTTTAAATATGGTCATAGGTTCAGCCTCAAAAGGTGAAACTATGGATTTAACGTTTGATTTATTAGCAAAATCGATAAATGAGAATAAACCATACGGCCCTTTTAATGGGAATTTTAATAATGGTGTTGGTTATAAAGGTATATCTATTTATAACCCTAATAGTGCTGTTAATATTAGATACCAATTAAAAATTTCAGCACCAACAAATGGTACTGAATATAATAATAGAAATTTAACCCTTATTTATTATGATGGAAGTTTTGGTGGTAGTTATGGTTGGTTTTATGGTGGAGTTGATAGTTCATTTTCAAATCTTTCAATACCTATACCAAACATAACTGACCCAAATACTGGGGAAATTGGTTATGGTTGTCAATTAACTCAAGATGGTAAAAATGATTTATTATTAGGTAATAATAGTATATTGAGGAATATTTATAATAAAAGAAAAAATGGCCAAATAGGTTGTAAAAATATACAATAATAAATATGAATAATAGTATATTATCACAATGTTTATCAGAACCCCAAATAATTGAGGTTGGTGGCCACATTATTGAAAATACAAATGGAATAGTTTCAGTTTACTTACCAAATAATGTTGGTGTTTTAATACCAGTTGTGTTAACTAAAACTTGTTGTTTAGCAATAAATTCAAATTACACATTTGATATAGAATATCAACAATGCAGACATAGTAATATTATTGTAGAAAAATCAAATAGTTGTGATTTGACAACCCCATTTAAAATAGTTTTAAACCCACAAGGTAATGACGGTACTTTATTTTACGTTGAGGAAAATGATGATTGCAAATTAAAAATAGAATTTGATTATTTATTTAAAATAACATGTGAAACCATAATGAACACAACAAATGGTCTTAATATGTCATCCATTTTTGAATCATTAGATGTTTCTGTTACATTAGATATAGTTACAACAGCAAACACATTAGAAACTGTTTACGAAAACAATTTTTTTCCAACTATAGGTTCTGGTAATTTATATAATTATTTATCGGCAAATACAAATAGTGGTTTTTATGTTTGTGGTACCCCAACAGGTAATGAAACATCATTTTCTGGTTGTACACCTTTAGTATTAAATACTAACACTAGTAATACCAGTGAATTAAACGTTATGACGTGTAACCAGTTTATGCCATACCTTGTATACGAATTATTCAATCAATCTGGTTTAGATTACCCACTTGAAACAAATAGAGAATTTAATAATAATATAAAATCAAATGCTTTTACTTCTAATTGGTTAACATATTCAACTGAGATTACAGACCCAGAAATACTTAAATTAATTGCTAATAAAAAAATAAAATTAAGTATTAAAGTTAATAATTCTGTGAGTAATTTTTGTGTATTATTAGATACCCTTATTTTAGATAAAGACTGTACGCATATAGAAGCTAATAATATATTTTTAACACAATCACCAGGTTTTGAGTTAGATAGGATTCGTGATAATAAAAAATCATGGATTGGTAATACAACATTAATAAACAGACCATTCGTTATAAGTAATAATAATGGTGGTAATAGTATCAGACAAACTAACTATAATGTTAATGATGAAAGACTTGTAATTAATAGTAAAGAAATTGATTTAGATATAAGTATAGCGTCAGCAATAGAAACAGATGTTTGGTGTTACCTAAACGATAACCCATGTATATTAACTGGTATTACATGTGGTACCAAATCATTTATGGATGGTGATTGTTTTATTTTCATGGATAATAATTATTATGATTATCAAGATGGTAGTGAAAATGGTGGGGATGAAATTCCGTTTAATATTTTATTAACACAACCATTATCAGCAATTACAACAGTTGAGGATTTCGAATATTTTATGACTTCAGAGTTAATAGATGTTAAAGATAGACAAACTCTTTCTGGGTATCCAACACTAAGAGCTATTTATGATAGATATATGAATAGTACATTATATTGTGGTACAAATAGTTCAAAATTTGATTATATAACCATAGACCAATTTGCTAGTTTAATAGACCATTATTGGGTTGATATTATTGAACAAGTTGTTCCAGCTACAAGTATATGGGGTTCGGTTAAAATATATTCTAACACTA